TTATTTCGCGTGGGGCTGATGTACTGCCAGCCTGGCCGCAGTGACATCGAGCCCAGAACCCGCGGCATCCAGTTCGTCATGACCTCCGCGGACATGGCGTAGCGCGCGAGATCGACGCGCGCAAGGGCGAGCTTTCCGAGCAGGCCCCTGTTAAAGGCAAGTACAGGACTGTGACCCTGCATTAGCCGATGAGCCTCGACCGACTGCCACGGTCCAACCGACTGCGCCGGCCACGGCGAGATTGAGACCATGTGCCGGGCGGAAGAAACTGCGTCGCCTCATCCATGGCATCCGTTGACTTCGCATTTCTCAGTGCCTTGTCAACATCCTTCCATAGATCCTCTTTGGTCTGCCCGCTGTTGGTTGTTCGCCGGCAGATGCTCCAGGCAAACCACAATTCCACGAATAGGGTGAAGTTGGGAGGCCACTTGGAGAAGTCCATACCGAAATCCGGCAGCAGTGAGACAAAGCTCACATAGATCGTGTCCAGATCTGCAAACCAGAATCCGGCTTCGTCAGAGTACTCGAGCAGCGGGACTTTCTGAAACTCGTCCTCGCACACCTTGGTCGTACGAACCCAGTCCTCTGGCTTGTTGAATGCGCGCTTGAATCCGAATGGCGGCTCAACGCTCGGTGAGTAGTCGTATTGCATCGAGCGGGTCGCGAAATTCCATAATCCCATCTGAAGACAGCGCTTGACGCCGTCCCGCTCCCACACGCTATCCAGCGCGCGCCGAGTCTCTCGGTTCTCGGTGAGGGATATGATCTTACGATCACCGAGAGCAAGGGCCGCACCTTGGAAAATAGTCAATTTAGAGGCCATCACTTCACCTCAATGGCGCTTCCAACATGTCAGCCGCCGACGGTTCGAAGATGTTCACGAAGCCACTGACTCGCGCCGTCCTTGCTCTGGCCATCCTTCAGTACATCCGTGCCTCGAAGTACGCACCACTTGTGGAGAGGCCCGCGCCATTTCACCTCGTAACCCTTGGGAAGCGCAGCGGAACCCTGCTGAACATCAACCGGATCCAGATCGTGGTATTCGAGTTTGGCGACCGTGGCATAGAGTCGACCGGCATCGCGGACCAACAGCCGCCCGTAGTAAGAGCCATCCTCGGCATGCACCGTGATCTCATCACAGGGCTTCAATTGAGCCGCAACGTGGGTCCAGAAGGCCGGATCCAGTAGAGCATCGAATGGCGTTCCATGTTCCGGCACCACGAACCACTGGTTGCGCGAGTGCTCGGCAAAGGTCATCTTCGAATGGGTTAGCTGTGTCATACCAATCTCTTGGGCCAATCTCTTGGCTGGTTATGAAGGGATCTTGCATCCTTTGCGTTGATTGGCCTCAGTCCATAGGGGCCGCAGGTTCGAAAGTGCCCACGCTTCCCGGAACAGCGGGTCGTCGAGGGACACGTACTTGAAATTCGATAGCGGCGTGATGTGGTCTAGTTCCCACACATCGCCCCAGTTTTCCCATGTCATGCCACGGCGAAACCGTCTTTCGAGATGTCGCCGTAGATCGCGCCAGAGATAGCCCGTGGCTACCGTGTACTTGGATGGGCGTGATGAGCCAAGCCGAACAGACCTATGCAAAATCGGCCAGATTCGATTGTTGATCGTGCCCCATGGGGTAGCCCTCCGATCGGCCTGATTAGCCCGAGTCAATTCCCGGGCCCTCTCCAAGTTTTCTGCTCGCCAATTACGGCCGTTCGTTCGATGACGCTCAGAATTTCGCGAAAACCACGTTTCACTCGGCAATCGGATTCCGGCAACTCTAGCTGCCGCTCTCCGCAACGACATTGCCTTGCGATTCTGAACTTTCTGTTCAGGCGTTCTACCGGCCGGCTTGATACCGAGGGCCTTTTGCCGTTCCCGGTATCGACGTGTGTTTTCTCTGAGTCTCGCTCGCTGTGCTTCGATATCCATACGACCTCCTGTAGAGATAACAACTAACTCTACAGGTGTCGCAGTTGCAGTGCTAGTGACTGTTCGTTTCAGTCACTGTTAGTCGCTGTGATCGCCGTGCTGTTCGACAGATCCGCCGAACCGTTGGTGTTGATCGCCGAAACGTTGAAGATGAAGTTGGCGATCGGACTCGCGTCCGTTTTCGTGTAATACACGATGTCGCCCTTCTTCATGCCCAGCGCCTTGGCGTTGGTGATGTAGCCAGAACCATCGACCGTGGTATCCGCGTCAGTTCCATTGAGCGTCCAGCTCTGCGGACCTGCCGAGTTGTCGATTCCCTGGACCACCAACTGGGGAGGATTGGAAGTTGAATAACCAGCCATGACGCTCTCCTTACGAGCTCAGAGCAGAGTCGTCGTGGTTGATCACAACGATGCCGCTGTTTTGAAGGACCTTGGAACCCATGTTCACCGACGCGCGAGCCCAGGAGTACGCCTGTTCCTCGTCGTAACCCACCGGGGTTTCCATGCCGGCGGTGTCCACCGCGTGACCGATGGCGGACTTGTGGAACATGAAGCACTTCGCCGTAGCGGTTCCCTTGTTCGGCAATCGCGGGTGAACCACCCACATCACGCCGTACCAGTAGAACGCGCTCGGCTTGTCCCGCCAGGCGGTATCACCGGTGTCGAAGTGCTTGGCGTTGACGTACACCACGGACTTCGAGAACTCCGGCGCCTGCATGAGGTAACCCTCAAAGGCAGGAGTGATGACGGCGTTGATATTGCCGTCCCACGGAACCTCCGAGTTGCCGAGGATGGTCTTTGCGCGAGTCACGAGACCGACTGAAGCCGTCGCTGCAGTGCCAGTATTGACCGTACCGTTGGACAGTTCGCCAATGATGTCCTGGTCGATCTTGCGATTGATCACCCCCATGGTGGTCATCTGCATGATTTCCCGCTGGTTGCCCTGGGACCCGAAGATGTTGAAACTGGTCTTCCTGACCAAATCCGCTATCAGCTCTCCTGCTGATTCAGACTGTCGCTTGGGCCGCAGCCCCTGAAACACTCAGTCGTTGCCGGTGGTAATGAATCATTTGCTCTATCTTGTGGCGCTTGAATTGAGCGTGTCCCACGATGTTTGATAGAAAATCTAGCGCAAAGCTCCTGTCTCTCGGGCCTAGCCCTCGCCACCAGACACGTACATTCTCGGTGCGCGAATTCATCCGGATAGTCCCCCCAAAGTGCTTTTGGAGAAATTCCAGACAGCTTAGGTCCGTGACGTGAGCCGTCACGCTCAATCGCATATTGTGATTTCGGCTGGTACGAAACGAGTAACAACCATCTCCATCCAGATAGCCTGCGAGCCACGCCCATGTCGGGTGATTCTTTGGATGAATCGGGCCGACTCTGAGTTTTCTGGACTCCGTGCATGCTTTGGACAGCGCGCGGCTCTCTTCTTCCGACATGGACCTTGATCCTCTTTCCTGGGACCTGTAGTCACGCCAGATACCTAGCATCCATTGCCAGTGTTGAGCCTTGATAACCATGTGCTTGATCAGCCGCGGGAGCAGCATCTCAAGGTCTGCTCGATGGCAGATATGCCATTGGTTGTACTTGCCATACTGCTTCGTATTGTTTCCAAGCCCTGTCAGCTTGGACAGGTTGGCTACGAAGCCATTCGTATCAATGCAGTCTGCAGCGACCAAACCCATCTTTAGACTCAATCTCGCGCGGTCATCATATCCGCGGTGAAAATCGAAACTAAGATGGCCGTCGGCATCAAGCAGACCAGCCAAATACTTCACAAGAGATTCATTAATCATCCCGAACCCCGCTCTGTTATGGGCCGAGAATCCTTCCGTCGGGTTGGTGTTAGTTTAACACGTTCCCGTTATTCAGTTTCAGTACGCACAATTTTAATTATGCCACTCGGCCAGCGTGGCGACGGGCTGACTGAGATTGTCGGCGCGAGCGGGGATGAGACCGTTGACGCCGCGCGTCTTGGCTTCCGCGTTACCGGAATCCGCGACGAGGAAGGTGGCCTGGTTGCCTTTGATGACGGCTTCCGTGGTCACCATGTCACGCAGAAGACTCTGCTTCTGCTCGAAGCCGGCGATGAATTCGGCTCGATACTGTTGTTGAAATGCTACGTTAGACACGTTGTCATACTCCGATGTATGGGTTTACGTGCCGTGGGCTCGGGGTGTCCGCTCAGGCAATAGCCGGGGTGTCCGCAGGGGACCGGTATTGAGGGAACGGGGCTTCGCTTAGGGCGTTGTTGAAATGCGAGGCGTGAGTCAGTGCCGTGGGGACGGGGTGACTGACGTGTGCCTCAAATGAAAAGGGTCACTTCGCGCGAGCCTGCTGACGCGTACGCGCATCGTACAGATCACGCAGACGGGATTGTTTCTTCTCGTCTTTGTTGTAGGCGGCGCGATTGGTCTTCATGAACGTCTCGATCTCGGTGATCTCGTCTTCGAGACCTTTGCCGACCGTGCTACCAGCCGGAACGATCGTGCCTGTGGGATTCAGATCGCGGGCGACGGAGGCCAACCAGCGCACGACATTTGGATCGTTCAGGATGGCTTTGCCATCGCTGCCGCGAGCGTTTTCGATCAACTGAGCGACTCCTTCTGGAGCCTGCGCCAGAAATCCCTGAATGTGGTTGATGTTGGCGCGATAATCCGCGCCCCACTCAGTTCGCAATTCGTCTTCGGTTGCCGTCTTGGCGGTGGTGTCGCCTTCCGCCACCTTGGCAGCCTGCTCCTCCTGCAGTTGGTTGTACCAACTCACTGCATACTGCGCGATCTTTGGATCCGCATTCAGTTTGTGCAGACCTTCGGCGAAGCTGTTGAACATCGGCTTGTCCGCATCGCCGATGACCAGCCCGTCGGGCAGCTTCTCGAAGTAGCCTTCCGGCTTCTCAGGGATGCCATTCTGCTGGCGGTAGGCTGCGACCTGTTCTGGCGTCGCATTATCCGGCAGCGGCGCACGTAACTCTCCTGCGCTGATCTTGTTTTGAGCCGAGATCAACGCATCGAGCGCAGCCTTGGGACTCTGGTAGCGCTCCAGGCGCTGCAGGAGTTTGGTGTCCTCGCCCGCATACTGCTGGCGCCAGTTGTCACCCCAGCCCTTGGCGGGCTCGGGAGTGCCGGGCGTCGGGCTGGGCGTCGCTCCTGGAGAAGGCGTCGGAGTTGGAGCCGGACTTGGAGTTGGAGCCGGACTTGGAGTCGGAGTCGAGCTCGGCGCCGGGGTGGCCCCTGGTGAGGGAGCCGGCGTCGGAGTGGGATCGGGCATACAGTCTCCTGGTTACGCCTGCGGCGGTTTGCCGAGGCTCGGGTCTTGCTTCAGCGCTGAGGGATTCAGGTTTAAGAACTTCACCACCTGCAGGCCGACGAAACGCTTACCCGCCGCAAAACACGTGTCCCGGTCGCCTTCGGGACCCGGATGGAACTGCAGGTCATACGTTCCGCACAGTGTTTGGATCAGGTAATTGAGCGCGCGCCGCTGCTGGTCTTCGGTGGCATCGCCGCGCTGTAGTGCTTGGAACGCGACGACATCCGGCAATTCATAGTCGGACGGCTTCCACGGCTCTGGCTTCGGAGTGCCGGGGATTCGAGCTTTCGGCATCAGGCCGGCGGGGAGTCATTGGTGACGGTCTGAGCGAGGGCTGCGATCTTCGCGTTGATCGCATCCACATCAGCCTGCACCTTCGCAGGATCCAGTTGGTTGCCCGCTTGGACCTGAGCATTCAGGTCATTGAGCAGCTTCGCTGCGTTGTCCACGACGGTCGTGAGGTTGGCAACCGCGATATCGAGATTGTCTTGAACTGTACTCATGTGAGAAAGCCTCTGGGAGATGGTGTTGAGCAAATGAAGAATCTGTTGAAACCGAGACTGAAAGAAAATCACGACACACTCGAAAGTGACTTCTGGGCTTCGCCCAACGCCTGGGCGGCCTGACCGGCACTCGCCAGGTTCGCGATCTGGCTCTGGGCCTGCCGCTCTGCGGCGTGCTGATCGGCGATCTGCTGCACCGCATCCTCGGTGCGCAGCCAGGCAGCCGGAGTCCCAACGCCATTGAGCGCATCCCGCAAGGCCGCTTGCGTATCCAGGATCTGACCCGCAACCGGATCCAGCGTGACCGCCTGATCGATGAGTTGCTTGGACTCCAAGAACTGCTGGCCCTTCTTGCGCTCGATCGCCTGATGTAACGGCGACTCGAATCGAAATCGAATGTCGGCCCCGCGGATCGAATCCGGGATGTCATCCGGCGAACCGAACGCACCCGCGCGCATCAGCGCCTCGAACGTGTCGTCACACAGCGCCGCGTTGTATTCGGTCTCCATGGGCTCAAAGAGCGGCAGCGCGGTACGGATATATTCCTGGATCCGCTGGCTGGTCTCGTACGCCGTCATGGGCTGCGCGGTCTGCGGCGGCAGGTTCAGCTTGTTGAGGTAGAAGGCTTGAGAGAGCATCTCCCGAGCATCCCTTTGCATCTCCATGCCCGTGGGGAACCCGGACTTATCCTGGTAGATGGGCCGAAGAACCTCGCCCAGTCGCTCGTCGTACTCTGCATCCGCCCAGGTCACCCCGCCTGCGTAGATTGCCAGGTCAGAGCGAATCGCCTCTTTGGTCGCGATGAGAGGCGGACGCACCGCCATCTCTCCTGCTTCGAGCAACGTGAGAGTCATCGCCTGAATGAGGCGGGCGTCCGGTAACCCCGCAACCGTGGCCGGCGAATAGGCATACTGAGAGCCGGAGACCGTCTGCCACCGCGGGATGGTGTAGATGCGGCTGAACGAGCCTATCTCCTGAAGAGGCTGTTTGTTGTCGACGTCGATGTAGACCGAGTACCAGGGATAGCGCTTGGCCTTCGGATCATCGGTCTCGTAATCCTCCGTCGGCAGGACCACGTGCAGGCAGTTGATTTCCCGGTGCGGCTCTTTCTTGAGCGCGTCTTTGACGGTCTGATGAACGGTATTCGGGAATAGCTTGCATAGATCCCGGCAGGTCGGCTTCCAGCGCCGATACACCTCACCAATAGTTCCGTTGTAACGCTCGATCCACACCACATCCCGCAGATGCCAGCAGCGATAGAGCAACGCCTGCTCGCGCATGTCGAGCTCGCGTGAGAGCACGCACTGCCCGAAGGCCGCGAAGTCGTGATCGCCCTCTTTCGTGGCCCGGACGAACTGACTCAGGCGGTCATACATCGCGCGTCGCTGAACACCGGAGGCCCATTCAAGCCACTGTCGGCCGGCTTGGTCCAGCCTCTCCTCGTGCTCGACCGTGATCCCAAACCACTCCTCATCCCGAGGTCGGAGCATGGCGGAGAACGCGTTGCCCAACTCCCGCCGAACGATCAGTGGATAGCTCGAATTCAGATCCGAGGCGAATTCTTCACCCAAGGAGTGGCTGCGGGTGAACTGCGCCCGCTCGGGATAGAAGTTATCGGAAATAGTTTGCCAAAGGCTCATGACTCCCGAACGTTTGCCGAAGTGGTAGTTAGCCCTATCAATCAGCGTAGAAATGCGATCTGCCATCAGGTGGCTCCGGCAAATTCGCCGTAGTACAACCGCTCAGCCGCTTCTCTGACTGCGCGCGCTTCATCTTGTTTTTCGAACCTACCAAGACTCTTGGTCTTCTTTCGAATAGTGATGGTCGCGCGCCATTTACTTGTTTGCGTATCCCAACTGACGCCGCGGATCCCTTTCGACGTACTCCAGGCCCTGCCACCTTGATTCCACAAATTCTGTTCGTGAGTTGCCTCGCGCAAGTTGTTAATTCGATTGTTGGATCTCACGCGATCCCGATGATCAATTTCATTGACTGGCCATCGCCCATGTACGTAGAGCCATGCCAGCCTATGGGCTGGATACCTCTCGTAGTCGATACGAATGCCGATGTATCCATTCACATCGAATCCAGCAGTTTGACCAATTAAATCTGTACGCTTCCCTTGCGCGCACCTCCACGTGAAGATGCCAGTCTCTGGGTTGTAATCGACAACCTCCTTGAGTCGTTCCTGAGTCAGCATCAGGCGCCCAACTGATCGCCGCTGTCAGGCTGCGAGAGAATCGTGGAAGCACGTCCGGTCCGCTGAAGCGCTTGGGCCTGCGCGAGCTTCTTTGCCCGCTGCACATCCTGATCTGTCGGCATCGCCAGCACCCGGGGCGTGGTGATGGTCTTCGGCGTCATGTTGAGCCCGACAGCAGAGGATACGGCTCGATCAAGTGGATCGATCTTGTGCAAGGTCTGTTGAAGCTTGGCCATTTAGTACGATCCGAAGGTGGACGGCGAGGAACTGCCGACCTGTTGCACGGGAGTACCCAGTACGGTCTTGGCCGGCTGCCGTTTGCGATTGGCCGCCACCTGTTGCTGGCCGGTGATTCCCGCGAGTCGCGAGACTTCGCTCGCAGGCAACGCCGTGGTCACGGGCTGCTGTTGGACTTGCTTCGTGCCGCTATCGAACAGACCACCCATTACCCTCTCCTTCGGGATCCCAGATTGACACCGGGGGCTGCGCCGCCGCGTCGAGGGCCCAAATTGATTGTTGGCGCCATGCGCCGGTTGAAACGCTGATCCGCGCGCCATAACTGCAAATGCGTGATTGCCTTCGGGCCGCTGTGCCACGCCATGACAACGGCGTCGCCTCTATCGGGCGAACGACCGAGACGCTTCACGACGCTTTCTTTCGGCTCAACTTTGATGCCCATTTTCTCGACGGTGAACTTGGGCGCGCACAGATCAGCGATCAGTTCCTTGTCGTTCGGCAGGCAGATGTCTGAACCGCCAGGCTGATCCGGATTTAAGGCTTCTCGAAACTGCCAGTACGCCTGCGTGCGGACGTTGTAAAACTTGAGTTGGTTGTCCTGAGTGTGTCGATGCGATTCCTTGACACCCATATATCCAATGCAATCAATCTCATTGGCCTTCAAATGGGCGTAGGCATCACCGCCCCAGCCGCCGCCGATGTCGATCACGACCTGAGCCCCATCCCGACGCTTGGAGATCACGAGACCCGCGACGTCAGTTCCACCGGGCGTTTGAGAACCTGGAACTGCCAGCAACGGAGCGAACCAACCGTCGTGACGGATGGCCAATACTGTCTGATCGGCGCCGCCCTGCGCCACGTCAGCCCCGATACTGCACATCGGAATTCCTTCCGGTGGCGTAGGCTTCCATCGCGCAATGGCTTGGTTGACCCAATCGGTTGGAATCACCTGCCACGGATCGTCATCTCCGCCCAGCGCAAACAGACCCTTGAGCAACTGAGATCGCAGCGGCTCTGGGAGTGAGTTGAGTTTGGCTCGATATTCCGGCGTATCGCGAAACGGATTGTCGCTCAGCGTCGCCGGAATGAACGTGAACGACAGCGGCCGGTATGACTCGCCCTCGATCGATACTTCGGCAGGGCCGTCCTGCCAGATCGGCTTACCATCGATCAGAACGGCGTAACGCAATTCACCTGGACGAGCCCTATCCGGCCAGTTCTCATCGAGCCACGGCGCGAACCATTCGAGCATCCATGCGCCGTCCGCAGTACGCGGCGGGTTGCTGGCGAGCACCACGCGACATCGTTGGCCTTCTGGCCCGCGGTTCCACGCGAGCAACGAGGCAACCTGCTCACGCAGAAACTCGCCTGCTTCATCGAAGCCCATGAGATCGCGTTCCCGACCTGCATGTTTATTCCAATCACCCGGCTCCTTCATGCCGGCGAGCTTTACTGAACGACCATCCGGCCAAGCCCATTCCAAGTCAGTACCGTTGAACCGAGCATCGTTCGAGATGATCTGCTTGCCGGCTTCCTCCAAGCCGTCGGTTTGTCCCGCCTCGCGGCGAAATATGATGGATCGCTGGTGCTCTTGAGAGGCCAGCCCCATCAGCAAAAAGCTCTTGCCTCCACCAGCTTGGCCGCCATACAGCAGCACATCCGCTGAACTCAAATACGCGTCCGTCTGCGGGCCTGGTAGTGGCACGAAGCGCATATGCTTCGTCGCCTCCAGCGCCTCCTGCTCAACCGCCTTGCGATCCTCCGGGCTCAGTCCATTGAGCCGCGCGAGGACATCATCCAGATTCACTCAGACCCGCAGGGCCGAGATCATCGCGTAATCGACAGTCAGGGTCGGCGTGCCGGTCGTCGTGCGGTTGAAGCCCGACACAATCGGCGTCAGGAGCACCGTCGGCGTCACGGCGCCAGACATGCTGACGCCTACCTGCTTGCCGTTGCGGTAGAAAGTCGCCACTCCTGACGCATTCACCGCAATGCGCAGGGTCTCGTAGGTATTGGCGACCGGGGCGAACGTGGTGTCCTGCATCGTGGCATCGACATCGTTCGCAACTCCCGTAATCCACCAATCGTCCGTCGACATGGAGGTGTCGAACATGAAACCCACGGCATCCGTGGCGTTGGTCGTGAAGGTATCGGCCGAGGCGGCCGACTGGATGGGCATTTCGAGCGCCGCAGTCTGATCGGTGAATCCGACGAACACCGCGATGTTGGTGATGGCGGAGAGCTTGATGCGCGTCTCGAAAACCAGATCACCCTGATCCGCGCGCCACGCGAGCCCGCGGTCCAATTGAGTCCCAGAGACCGCCATCGAGGCTGTGGTAGAGCCGATCGTCCCCACCGCCGTGCCATTGAGAGCTGGCGTGACAGTCCAATCCACGCACGCCCCATCCGAGCCCTTGCGAGAGCGCCAGCCATCAATGATGGTCGTGGAGTAGGCCTGCGAACCGCCCAAGAATTCCTCGAAGAACGTCACGCAGCGGGGACTGGGTGAATCGAATTGTGAGCCATGGTCGCCGGCGCGGAAGCCTGCCGGGACGACCAGGCGTCCTTGCGAATCCAGGCCAATCTTTCGGCCGAAAAGGGACGTGAGAATTTCGGACATGAGTAGATCCTCAGTAATGAAACTGCTTGGTGCTTATGCGGACTCCGTTCCGCTGCTGTGCGCCTATCGCCCGGTCGCTGGGTCTAAACCCCTGTCCAGATCTTCACTTCGTTGATGGCGAACTTAACCGGGAATTGCGCAGTGGTTCGCGGATAGAAAAAGATCGTCAGGAAGGCATTGAGAGCACTGCCCATCGCAAGGTCACAGGACCATTGTCCCGTACATGCTGAACTCCAGATGTACTTCGTTGAGACCGCGAGCTGTCCATCGATATATCGATAGACCATATCGGGCGTCCAAACGAGTTGGAATTTATGTTGGGAGCCACCCAATTCCACCGTGTTGTAAAACCCGGAAGAATTCCAGTGATTGTTGCCGGATCCCACCGTTACCTGGTAGTCGGTGGCGTTATACGCACCGCCGTGAATGTTGCTCGTGTATCCGTTACTGCCTGCCGTCAGGGAATTGAAGAACTCGAACATGTCAATTTCAGACGAGTTGAAGGAATTTCCTTCACTCGATCGCGAATAGATCCACCATGCGGGCCACGCTCCCCGGGCGGCGCCATTCTGTCCTGTAGTGGACTGCGGCAGCGTACAGGTGAGCTCCATGCAGACCGAACTGATCGTCGCGCCATTGATGACGGTCACGCCAGGCTGGAATCCGTCCTTGCTCCAGATTTGACCTGAGGTGATCGGAGGCTGGAACCAGATGAGATTGCCTGCAGACGGACTCACGGTGCCATCCAGTGTGACCGTCGTCCCCGTTGTGGAGACTACCCGCCTGGCCGCAAAGGTCCCGTTGGTGATGTTGGTGTACATCATGCCCGGCTGGACCGCGGCTGGGACGGATGGAAACGTGAGCGTGCTGATACTCGTGCCCGAAGACACGCCGGGGACCACGTAGAATGGCAGAAACTCACAGCGACACAGATTCGGCAGAGTCACGGCCGAACTGAGCGTGACGGTTGTCGCATCGTGAGACACGACTCGAATGCCGGTAGAGGGTGTTCCTAAGCCATCTGCAAACGCGCACAGCATCGAATCGACTACGCCGGTCGTGTCCGTGAAGGTCAGAACGGCGCTGCTGGTCACCGCACCCTGAAGGGTGAGCGGGACGACGTCTGCGCTACCGGTTTCCAGCACTGCCGTCAGCGATAGATCGTTCGCATTGAACGCGTGATTGGTGGTGTTGAATGCAAGGAAGCGCTCGATCTCTTCGTTCTGAACCGAAGTTCCCGACACATCCGCCTGGGCGTTGAAATGGGCTGCAAGATCCGTGAGATTGGTAATCGGAATTGTGGTGCCGGAACCCGTAGCCGAGGTGCCAAACAGGAAATCCTGATACACCTGAGCTTGCAACGCGGCGACCGCTTGGGTAAACGACATCGCAGTCGAGATCCGCGGAAAGGGATTACTCGGGTTGGTGAGATTCAGTTGAATTGACATGTGTCCTCAGAAGTAAGTGATGACCACGCAGTAGCCATCGCCACCGACGCCGCCCGCTCCAGCCGTGGCAGTCGATGTCAAAGCAGCTCCACCGCCACCACCGCCGCCGCCCCGTGAGCCTGCGCCGCCTGTTCCTGCGGTCGCGTTGGTGGATGAACCGCCCCCTCCACCGCCTTGGCCGGCTGCATACACACCCGTCGTCGCAGCGCGCGTGCCGCCACCCGTGCTCGCACCGCCTCCGGGAGCAGCCGTATTGGTGGGGGAATTGCGCCCACCCGCACCACCGGCAAGGCCTGCCGGACTGGTAGCGAGCCCACCGCCCGCACCACCACCGGTAGGGCCATTAATTGAGTTACCGCCCGCGCCACCCACGGAACTGTTGGCACATGCACCGCCACCGCCAGCATTCGATCCGTCACTGCCTTTCGCGCCCGAAGTTCCACCCGCACCACCGCCGATACCGCCGGCCGTACCGCCACCACCACCGGAGATACCTGCGCTGAATGGACCTGCGCCACCGCCTCCGATGTTGTTGGAAGTCTGGCCGCCCTGGCCAGCGCCGCCGCCGAATGCGGACACCCACGTACCGAAGGAAGAGGTCCCGCCACCCCCGCCGTTGCCGCCATTGCCGCCGGATCCCGCAGTGCCTGCGGTGCCTCCAGCGCCGACCGTGACGGTTTCTGAGGTGCCGAGAACCGAGGAGTCAAAGCTGATGTCCTGGAAGAACCCGGCGCCACCCCCCGAGCCTCCGTTGCACGCGGTACCCGAGGCGATCTGCGCGCCTCCTCCTCCACCACCACCACCACCGATCAGAATGACGCGCGTGACCTTGGGAGTGCCGGCAGGTTTGCTCCACGTGCCTGATCCGGCCGCATTCGCAAACAGCTGGACGTTGGCCGGACTGCCGACCACCAACGCCTGGCGACTACCATCAGTAGCCAGATAATGACTGGCATCGGTCGAAGCGCCAGAGAAGGCAGCAACGATGTCGCTGGCTGCAGCGCCAGAGATAGCAGAGGTGCCATTGCCCTTTAAAAGCCCCGTGAGCGTGGCGGCGCCCGTGCCACCGTTCACAACATCCAACGTGCCCGTGATGGATGCGACGTTGAGCGAGCCGGTGATTTGAGAGCCCGGCAGGTTGGTCAGCGTGTTCGACCCGCCGTCTATTGTCTTATTTGTCAGCGTGCCGGCTACAGCATCAATCTGTGCAGCCAGTGTCGGAATGTCGAGAGTCCCGCCCACATTGGTCAGATCGACAACACCATCCACTTTCTGATTGTGGCCGTAGTAGATCTTCGATCCACCCAGGATGAGGTTATCATCCTTGTCCAGACCCAGCAGCCGGCCAATAACAGTGCGTAGGATTTCAACTGCCATTACTGCACCGTCTCTCGTGTGGCTTTGGAGAGCAAAAACGCGATGCGTCGTGCTCGTTCGGTTTCGGGGATTTCAACGACTTCGATGGGTTTGCCATCGGGCCCGGAGTGCTCGTGCTTCTCGACAAAAGCGCCTACGGCCCTGTGTCTACCGATCAACTCCAAGCGACGAATACGCTCGGAAAGTTTGACCTTCATCACAACGCCGGCCGGGACCTTCTCACCGTCGACGTAGTCGTACTCCTGCTTGGATTCGATGCCAGCGACCAACCCTTGACGCCAAAGCAGGGGCCACTGATGTACCGGCTTGAGGCCGCCCGACTCGTCGTAGAGATCAGCCAAGTCCGCGTGCGCTTCGGCGTCCAATCTGTTGAGCAGCGCGTCTGCATCGATCTGAGTCCGTTGGGTCTGCGCCTTACGAGCGCCCTGAATCGCGGCTTGAATTTCAGGTTTGTTTAGGTTTTCGTGACCAATTGCACCTGCGGTCTTCTGGCTGTAACCAGCCCGAATTGCGGCCTGAGTAGCATTGAAATCAATCAGATACTGTTCTACGAAGCGCTGCTGCTTCGGAGTCAACTTACGCATGGGGATTTACGACATATTCCCGCAGGTCAAGCAGCAACCCGTAACAGCCGCAGCGCCGTTCTGTGACACCTGAAGCTTTGCGAACTTGCCCCGGAACATATATGTGCGATTGGCTGCGGTCAGGATCACGGGAGCAGCCGTGGTAGCGCCCATGTCGGTCAGTGAGAGGGGCGCGGTGGAATAGTTGGTCCCATCCAGAGAGACCGCGACATCGACGGCGCCGCCAGTGCTTTGCAGCGTAAAAGTGTCGTATTTGGATACGTCCCCGGTCTGCACGACGACATCGTTGTCAGCGGTGCCCGCACCGGCGGTGTACGACAGCGTATTGCTCACCGAGGCGATGATTGCGGGAGTGGCGGTCATGGTGATCCTTTAGGGATTGCGCAGAGACGTGATCAGCCGGCCGGAGAGTCGAACGTTGATCGTTCCGCCCACGGTTCCGGGCTGGATGGCGACCAGAACCACGTCGTAATAGATATCCTTCGTCGCGGGGGATGGGTCGACACTCAATCCCAGAAGCTCCCAGACCCGCTTGCCGTAGTTGGAGAGGGTTCGGGATCCGCCGATCACAATGGGGGAATACATATCGACCCAGTTCGGTCGGACACTGTCCAGTGAGAGGTTGGACACAAATAGGCTATCGGATCCGGCGACAACCACGCCTCCACTATTGGGCAGTCTCACTCCAATGGTGTAGAGCGAATTGCTGGGGTTCGGATCATGGGCAATCTCGAGCTCAATAACTCGAGCCGCGGCAGAGATCCGGCAGATCCGATAGATCTGTCCGGGCGGATCGCTGGGACCCATCACCACCTGACCGAAGGCTTCATCGTTCCGGTAGTTGTTGACGGTGATCGCCGATTCTTCGTACTGAATCGTGGGTGACTTCACGACCGTGACCGGAGGATCCACGGGAATTGCCAGAGGCGCGTTTCCGGTGGAAACGGTGAATACGATGGTCGTGCCCGGAAGAACCACTTGCCCTGCCGCAGGGGATTGGGCAATGACCACACCCGATGCCGCAGGACCCACGGGGTTGGGATCGTCCTGGGAACCCACCTGAGAGGTCAGGTATAGCCCTTCGGCCAATGCCTGGGCATCCTCCTGGGCTTTGCCCAATCCATTGGGAACCGTGATACCGCCATCGATTACGTTGATGATTGCGGTGGAGGATTCACCACTGGCGTTCTGAGCCTGGAAGGTGATTGGAGTAATCACCCCGTTGGCGGCAGCAATTCCGGTGAGCGCGCCACTCACGATCGAGCGACCGGCTGGCAAGGAAGTCAGGGCGGTGATTCCGTTGGTCAGGTCATCGCCCTGCGGATCCTGGAAGAAGGCCGCGATCGAGGCGGAGGATTGCAAACCCAGCGGAAAGAGCACCGACGGCAACAAGGTCGACTGACCCGGAGGAATGGGCGCGGCGTCGTTCTCGTAGTCGGAGGCGGAGCCGATGAAGCCTTCGGCCGAGACGCTGTAGACGTCCTTGGTGAAGTTCTGCCTGGCGGTGGAATTCGTCGCGAACATCGCAACCCCTTCCGCCGTAAAGGTCACGCCATTGCCTTGGCCATCCGTGAGATCCGCGATCAGGACATCGCCGCTGACCACGGGTGTGGAGGATCCGGCGAAGCTCGAACGTCCCCACGTGGCTTTTCCGCCGGAGGTGAAGTTGGAGTAGCCCGTCGAATCCACGCCATTCAGCGTGAGATGGGTGGCATCCACCACCGTACAGGGAGCCCAGGCCCCGTTGATCTGCGTCATCCCTCCCGCATCGAAGACCTCGACCCAATCTCCTGTGGTGCGGCCATGAGCCCCTGAGAAGGTGATCTGCGCAGGGTTAGCTTTACTGATCGCGGTGATGGTGTTCAGTACAACGGGAACGTACTGCTTACCCGCGGGCGGGGCTTTGAAGACCGCCAGATTCGAAACAATGGCCGAATCACCCGACCCACTGGTGACCAGCTGGTGCACGTCGTAGAACGGGAAGGTCAGCCCGGTGACCGACAAAGTCGCCGGGGTAGCGGCGGTCACCGCTTGGGTGACGTGAGCGACGAATCCCGTTCCGGCCCCTGACTTCAGG